TGAAATTTATGTAGATGATAAGTTAGTTACCTTTGATGGTGCTTTAACAGATGGCACTTTAAGAGGAGTATCAAGTGGAGATGCTAATTATTATAAAGGTGGAGAATCTTTAATATCTATTCAAGCATTTTTTGGATTAGACAATCAATCAGCTTCTTCTTTGCTAGACGAAACAACTAACTGGACTTCAGATCATAAACTATCTGGTCTTGCTTATGTTGCTTTAAGGTTTAAATGGAATCAAGATGCTTTTAATGGATTACCAGAAGTAAGAGTAACTGTAAGAGGAAAAAAGATATACGACCCAAGATTAGACTCTACTAAAGCTGGTTCTGGTTCACATAGACAAGACGACCCAACTACTTGGGCTTATTCACCTAACTCATCTTTAATTCTTTTAGATTATTTAAGAAACACAAGATATGGAAAAGGTTTACCTAATGATGCCTTTGAAACAAATTATGATTCATTTAAGACTAGTGCAAATAGTTGCGATACACAAGTTACACCTTATTCAGGTGCTTCACAAATAAACTTATTTGAAACAAATGCAGTATTAGATACTGAGAAAAAAGTATTAGAGAATGTAAGAGAACTCTTAGTTCCTATGAGAGCAATCTTTAATTATACGCAAGGTAAATACAAAATTATTATAGAAGGTTCAGGTGCTTCACAATTATTATTAACTGAAGACAATGTTGTTAGCGAAGTTAAATTGCAAGGTGAAAACAAATCAGAAAAGTATAATCGGGTTATTGGAAGTTTTACAAACCCTTCCAAAGATTATCAATCAGATACAGTTTCATACCCGCCATTTGATGATGCTCATTTAGCAGTAGCAGATCAACACGCAACAATGCTTAGTGATGATAATAATACTTTATTAGAGAGAACTGTTGATATGATACAAGTAACATCACCATATCAAGCTGAAGAAATTTGCGAGAGTATTTTAAAGAGATCAAGAAACAATTTAAAAGCAGAAGTAACTGTAACTGCTGAAGCACTTAACTTATCTATTGGCGATATAGTTACGGCAACTTATGACACAGCAAGTTTTGTAAATAAACCATTTAGAGTAATGTCTTTGGCAATCAATTCTGATTCAACAGTAACTCTTGGTTTAGAAGAACATCAAGACGAATTTTATGATTATGAAAACAAATTAGAAGAACCAGCAATACCTGACACTACTCTACCTAATCCATTTTCTGTATCTGCACCAGTTTCAGTTACACTAGACGACCAATTAATAGAATACTCAGACGGAGTTGTTATTACTGCTCTTGATGTAACTATTGGTGCATCATTAGATAACTTCGTGGATTACTACCAAGTTGAATACAAATTAAGTACAGATACAACTTTTCAAGTATCAGGACAGATTACAGGATTAAATCACAGAATATTAAATGTGATAGATGGATTAATCTATAACGTGCGAGTAAAAGCTATAAACACGTTAGGAGTTTCTTCTACTTATACTTCTGCATCAAGAACTATTATCGGTGGAATTGCACCACCTGCTGATGTTCAAGATTTTGCTTGTAATATTATTGGTGGAGATGCACATTTGTCTTGGACACAAATACCTGATTTAGATTTAGCTTATTATCAAATTAGATTCTCTACTCAAACAAGTGGTGCGTCTTGGGCTAACTCAGTTTCTTTAGTGGAAAAGGTTGCAAGACCTGCTACTTCGGTTACAGTACCTGCAAGAGTTGGCAGTTACCTAATAAAAGCTTTTGATAAAAATAATAATGCTTCTCCTAATGAAGCTATTATAGCAACTAACATATCTAACATTGGAGACTTTAATTCTGTTGCAACACAAACTGAATCACCTGCATTTGCTGGTACACTTACAAACACAATTGTATCAGATGGTACATTAAGATTAGATTCATCAGAACTTTTTGATTCTGCAATTGGAGACTTTGATGATGGAACTGGATTCTTTGATTCAGGTCTTACAGCTTTTGACTTATTTCCTACTGGTAATTATTTATTTACAAGTCCAATAGATATAGGTGGAGTTTATACTTCAAGAGTTACTGCTTCTATTACACAAACTTCAGATAATTTAGATGATTTATTTGATTCAAGAACTGGCGACTTTGATAATTCACCTTCAAACTTTGATGGAGATACTCCTGCAAATTGTAATGCACACCTAGAGATTGCTTTATCTAACGACAATATAACTTATACTTCATTTAGAACCTTTGTAGTTGGGGATTACACAGCAAGATATTACAAGTTTAGAGTTGTATTAATTTCTTTTGATTTATCATCTACTCCAGTTATTAGTGCTTTATCAGTAAGTATTGATATGCCAGATAGAATATTTAGTGGAAATGATTTAGTTAGTGGTGCTGGTACGTTCACAGTAACATTTACAAATCCTTTTTTTAGTGATAACTATGCTGTCGGAATTACTGCTCAAAGTTTAGGAACGGGAAATTTTTACGACATTACAAGTAAAACAATTACAGGTTTCAATATTACTTTTAGAGATAGTGGCGGAACAGCAATAAGTAAAACCTTTGACTTTTTAGCTAAAGGACATTAGATAGATTTTATGGCACAACACGATTTTAATATAGCGAATCAAGGTTTCCCTTCTTTTAGAACAGATTTAAACAATGCTTTAACAGCAATAAATACATTTCAATCAGGAACATCAAGACCAGCTTCTGCTGTTGCTGGAACTATCTGGCTAGACACCACTTCTGCAACTACACCTACTTTAAAATATTATGATGGTGCTGATGATATATCACTCGCAACTTTAGACCATTCTGCTAACACAGTTAATTGGTTAGATAGCACAGTAGTATTTGACATTGTGGGAGATACAACTCCGCAACTTGGTGGAATGTTAGATGTTAATGGTCAAGCTATCGGAGATGGTACATTAGAATTAATTAAGTTTTCAGAAACAGCTAGTGCAGTCAATGAGATTACTATTACAAATTCTGCTACTGGAAACAATCCTGAAATTTCCGCTACTGGAGATGATACTAACATTGGATTATCTTTAGCTACAAAAGGAACAGGTTTAATTAAATTTAATGATGGTGCTTATAACGCAGATGCTACTTTAACTGATGGTGCAACTATTACTTGGGATGTAGGTTCTTCGCCAGTTGCAAAAGTAACTTTAGGTGATAATAGAACTTTATCTGCACCTACAAATAGTGTTGCAGGACAATTTATTTCAATCGCAGTAATTCAAGATGCTACTGGTTCAAGAACATTAACTTGGAATAGTGCTTATGAATTTACTGGAGATGTAGCACCAACCCTAACAACAACTGCTTCTAAAGCTGATATATTTGTATTTAAATACAATGGAACAGTTTGGTTAGAAGTTGGCAGAAATCTTAACTTGAGTATCACATAATGCACGCACTAGTTCAAAATAATCAAATAGTAAAATTTTTTAATTATCCAAAATCATTTGAGTTAAATGGTAATAAATATTCAAGCCAAATATTTCAAGTTTGGTCTAATGCAGAAAAGAACGCAATAGGAATATATGAAGTTGAGTATGACCACTCTAATAAAAAAGATGAAGGTTATTACATTAATACTAATGAGCAATTTAAATTTGAAAACAATAAAGTAATTTCTTACTTTGGAACTGCAACTCCTAAACAATTAGAAGATGTAGATGCTACTGATGAAGATGGCGAACCAGTACTACAAGATGGTAAGCAAGTAGTTATTAAAGGTTTAAAATCACAAAAGATTTCTATATCTAAACAACAAGCTAGTGGATTACTTGCACCAACAGATTGGTATGTAGTTAAAGCTAATGAAGTAGAAGGTTATGCTATACCTACTGCTGTATCTACTTTTAGAACACAAGTAAGAGCAGTAAGCAATCAGCAAGAAACACAAATTAATGCTTGTACAACTGTTGAGCAACTTAAATCTTTATACGAATACACAAACACAGGCACAGAAGAATCCCCAATCTATACAAGACCGATAGCCGAATATCCTAAAGAGGTAATCTAATGCCTTTAATCTTAGGTGCTAACTCTCTAACAGGCGGTTATGAGGTAGATAACTCATTAAGATTTAATGATGGGAGTTCTGATTATTTAAATAGAACATCATCAACACCAACAAGCACTACTACTTGCACATTCTCTGCTTGGGTTAAAAGAGCTGATGTATCAGGAGCAGATAATGGAATTTTTGTTGCTAAAGTAGATGCTGATAATTGTTTTTATATTGCTTTTGCATCAAATAAATTTAGAGTTATAGCATTAAGTGGTGCTTCTGTTTTCGCTAGTATTTTAACTAATCAATTGTTTAGAGATGTTTCAGCTTGGTATCATCTTGTTGTATCTATTGATAGTACTCAAGGCACTTCTGCAAATAGAGTAAAAGTTTATGTTAATGGGACTCAAGTTACATCACTTCAAACTGCAACCTACCCTTCATTAAGTGCGGATATGAAATTAGGTGGTACGCATGAAGTTGGAAGGAGAGAAGATGTAGCACATTATTTTGATGGCTACATGTCTGAAGTAAATTTTATTGACGGACAACAACTAGACCCTACTGACTTTGGAGAATTTGATGAAGACTCAGGAATATGGAAACCTATCGCTTACACAGGTACATACGGAACTAATGGATTCTATTTAGAATTTCAAGACAGTTCAGCATTAGGAGATGATACTTCAGGAAATGGTAATGACTTTACAGTAAATAATCTAACTTCTATTGACCAGACTACTGATACTCCTACTAATAATTTTTGTACTCTTAATCCTTTATTTACTTTTGTTACAACAGCACCAACTTATTCTGATGGTAATTTAACTATATTAGGAAATGCTAGTGCAAACACATATGCAAATGGAACTTTTATGGTTTCTAAAGGCAAATGGTATTTTGAAACTAC